TAATAAACGAAAACTGGAAAGATTTTATTGATTATTTTCCTAGTCCTGAAGAAGCAGGACAGTGGATTAAAGACCGCTGGCAAGACTTAAAAAATGTTATAGGAAAAGTAGTTCAAGTAACGACACCTCCTGATGACTATAAAGAATGTGAAATTAACAACGGCGGTTACAACTCACGCCAAGAGTGTATAGCTGCAAAAACAAGGGTGCAAATTATCCCTGAGGGACTGCCTCCTATACCTCTTCCGGGAATTAAAATAGAAGACTTGCCAGAAACAGGCGCTAATGTCTTAGGCACGATTCAAGATATCCTTGATTCAGCAGGAGACGCAGCTTCTGGTGCTTGGGACTGGATTACTGGCGCACTAGAAGACGGCACAATAGACGTAGGAACTGTAATTAACAGTGTTTTAATGGGTGACTACACTTTTGGTGGTCTTTTTGAAGGAGACAGCGGTGCAGAAGAAACTCCTAAAACTCCACAGACTCCTGTAACAGGAACAGAAGATGAAGGTGGAGAAACCAGTATTTTTACAGACACCACTGAAACAGAACCTACAGATAGACTGAGTTTTGGCTACGTTGATCCGCTTACAGCCGAAGGAGAAATAACTGAGGTTGTTACTGGTGGCGTAGAAGACACCTCTGATAACGGAAGTCCTCTAGTATTTGGTTACGAGTTTCCTTTAACAGACGCTAGCGATACTACAGAAATAGGTTCTTCTCCGATTACTGGAGCAGCTCCTGAAGAAACACCAATTAGCGGATCTTCTGGCGGTGCTGGAGGAGGCGGTGGCGGAAGCGCTGCAGGAACATCTGAGGATTTTCTTAGAGGTTTAAGTTACAGACCGTTGCAGGTTGCTCCTATTGCTGCGCGTCCCGTTGTAGACTATACAGCAGGCTTGTTTACACAACCAACAAGCAGGATGGGTAACTTACAGCTAGGTGGTATTACTGCTGGATTGTTTGGAGATATGATTGGATGACATATTTAGAGCTAGTGAACAACGTTTTAAGGCGTATGCGTGAAGACGAAGTTTCTTTTGTTCAAAGTACAACGTACAGTAAAATGGTTGGTGATTTTGTTAACGACGCTAAAAAAATTGTAGAAGCTGCATGGGACTGGTCTGCTCTTCGCACTACGTTAACTATCACCACTACTGCTGACATCTTTAACTATGTACTTACCGGAAGCCAAAACAGAATTAAAGCGCTCAACGTCATCAACGATACTAATAATATTTTTATGGAGTACCGTCCTGCTACATGGTTTGACGATAAATATCTCAACCAAGATCCCGTTAGCGGTTCGCCAGAGTATTACACGTACAACGGAGTTGACTCATCTGGAGACTCTCAGATAGATGTTTACCCAAAACCTGACGACGTTTACACCATACGTTTTAACTGCATCTTCCGTAACGACGATCTCAGCGCAGATGTAGATACATTGTTGATACCGTCAATGCCTGTTATACATCTAGCTATTGCGTTGCTTGCACGAGAACGCGGAGAAACTGGTGGTACATCTGCTTCTGAATACTTTGGCATTGCAGATAACTACTTGTCTGATGCTATTGCTCTGGATGCTCAGAAGCACCCTGACGAAACTATTTGGTACACACCATAATGGCTCAACCACTTCAAAGTATCAATCTAGTCGCTCCTGCGTTTAAGGGAATTAACACTGAAGATTCTCCACTAGCGCAAGACCCGTCATTTGCTGAGATTGCTGACAACGCCGTCATTGACAAGCGTGGACGGATTGCAGCGCGTAAAGGAAATGACGTTATAACAACAGATAAGACTGAGCTAGGCTCTGCTTACGTTCAGCGTCTGCATCACTTTTACGACAGTGCTGGCAACAATGTTATCTTCACCACAGGCAATAACAAGATACTGTCAGGCACTACGACGCTTGTTGACGAAACGCCAGCGTCCTACACAATCACAGATAACAACTGGAAAATTGTAAACTTTAACGACAAGGCTTACTTCTTTCAGCGTGGGTACGATCCTTTAGTGTACGACAACGCTACAGGTCTTCGTACATTTACTGTAGCTAACGGCACGGCTACGGCAGCAACATTGAAGTGTCACGAGGCGTTAGCAGCCTTCGGTAGACTGTGGATTGTTGATAACGCTACAGATGCCAATGTTATCTATTGGTCTGACTTGCTCAACGGCACTGACTTTAGCGGTGGCTCAAGCGGTTCTATTGATGTATCTAAGGCATGGCCTGATGGCTTTGATGAAGTACGCGCACTGGCTGCACATAACAATTTGTTAATCATATTTGGTAATCACAGCATCCTTGTTTACAAAAACGCTGACTCACCAGCCTCTATGTCGTTAGCCGATACGGTTGCTGGTGTTGGTTGCATCTGTCGCAACAGCGTTCAACATATCGGTACAGATGTGCTGTTTATGTCTCACTCAGGCTTACGCAGCTTTGGAAGAACCATCCAAGAAAAGTCAATGCCGTTGACAGACTTAAGCCGCAACGTTAAACAAGACTTGATTTCGTTAATTCAAAACCGCACAGAGCCTACGTGTTCTGTATACAGCCCAGAAAACTATTTCTATCTTATTGCGTTTCCCGATCAGCAAACTGTGTACTGTTTTGATCTTCGCGGTACGCTTGAGAACGGATCTTACAGAGTAACAAGATGGCCCTCTAGTTCGTACAAATGTTTCACGAGGCATAGCGACGGAACACTGTACATAGGCACTGCTGACGGTGTTGGAACATACTCAAACTATTCAGACAACGGCAGCGCGTACCGTTTTAAGTATTACAGTCCCGGCTTGACATTTAATGATCCGTCTAGGATAAAGATACTAAAGAAAATTAGACCGACTCTGGTAGGTGCGAACAGCGCAACCGTTTTTCTGAAGTGGACTTACGACTTTGAAACGTATTATAAGAGCCAAGAATACACCGTAGGTAATCAGAATCCCGGTTACTACGGCGTGTCTGAGTTTAGCGTCGCAGAGTTTACAGGCGGTGAACTCACCAGTCGTCGTGTTGTTAACACAACCGGAGACGGCACTGTCATTACTATTGGTCTGGAATCAGACATCAATGGTTTTCCTTTGTCTCTACAAGAGATTAACGTATTAGCACTATTAGGTAAAGTTCTATGAGCAATTATACAAAGACAACCGACTTTGCTGCTAAGGATTCCTTGCCTTCTGGAGACAGTGGTAAGATCATTCGCGGCTCAGAGTTTGAAACAGAGTTCGATAACATTTCTACAGCGATTGCTACCAAAGCAGAAACAGCCAGCCCTACGTTTACCGGCACTGTGACGATACCTGCTTTGACGTTTACAGGTACGCTGTCTACTGGAACGATTGACGGAGGTACTTACTAATGGCGGTGGATCCTTTACAGTTACTTGGTATAGGCGGTGCTGCCATTGGCGGCGGTCTTCTTACTAAAGACGCAATAGACCGTCTCAGTAAAATTGGTGAACAATCTATAGTAGGTACGCAGATAGGTGATGTTCGTGTTCCGGGTGCTATGGAGCTTGCACAAACTGGATTAGAACAGACGCAGTTCCGTCCGTTCACTGTAACATCTGCAACAGGCGGTGCGTTTGGTGTCACGCCACAGGTTGATCCCGTTACTGGAGAAGTAACTTCTCTAGGCGCAACAATGGATGTTTCTCCTGAAGAACAAGCACTGCAGCAAGGTTTGTTTGGAGGCGCAGGCGGCTTCTATGGACAGGCTATGATGCCTACCGCAGCGCGTGAAGCAGACGTGTACGAGCGCATTCGTGCTGTGCAGTCACCTGAAGAACAGCGCCAGCGTCTTGCACTTGAAGAGCGACTTGCAAATCAGGGTCGTTTAGGCGTACGCACAGCTATGTTCGGCGGAGCGCCTGAGCAGTTTGCATTGGCACAAGCACAGGAGGAAGCGCGTAACAGGGCTGCGCTGTCTGCAATACAACAGGCGCAAGCAGAGCAGTTACAGCAAACTCAGTTGGGACAGCAGTTCCTTGCGGGTTCTTATGTTCCACAAGCGCAGTTACTTAATTTACAGCAAGCATCTCAACTGTATCCGCAGTTGTCACAGCGAGGTCAGCTAGCAGGTGCTGGACTCTTCGGAGAAACTTCCATGACTGGACTTGAGGCACGTTTGATTGCAGAGCAAGCTAAAGCTAACTTGCTTGGTAACTTGGGAGCTGGTTTGTTGTCAGGTCTTGTGTCACCCGTTGCCACCAGCACAGGCGGCGTAACCTCGTTACTTACTAGTCTTTCTGATGTCAGATTGAAAGAAAACATTAAAGAAGCTGGAGTTATTAACGGCGTAAACTTCTATACTTGGAACTGGACAGATGAAGGTAAGAACATTGCTGGTAATCAAGTTGAGTTTGGAGTGTTGGCTCAAGAGATTATGCAAACACACCCAGAAGCAGTAGTTAAGGGTAGCGATGGTTACCTACGTGTTAACTATGGTAAGGTATTTGGAGAAGACTAATGGCTAGATTTTCACAAGCATTTTTGCAAGGGCTGTTGCGTCCTACCTATGCGGAGGGTTTATTTGAGGCTGCGCGAGGGGCTGGCATGGCTCCGGGTTTAATAAGCATTGAAAAAAAACAAGAGGAAGAAAAACAAAAGAAAGCTAAACTGCTTTCTGGAATGACTCCTTATGAACTAGCGGACTTTGAATACAAACAAGCAGCCGATAAAGGAGACACACAGGCTATGCGAGAAGCACAAGATCGCATGGTTGATTTGTCTACCTCAGAAATTTCTTCTGGAGCGTCTCAGTTAGAGTCACCAAAAGCGTTGCTAGAAGCGGCGCGTAGAATAAGAAACACAAAAGGAGTTACGCCTGCTGGAATAGAACGCGCAGAAAACCTAGAGGAGCGCGCTGCAGATTTTGCAGAAAAGCAAAGAATGCTCGAGCCCGTCTATGTTTCAGCACAGAGGCGAGATGCTCAAAAAGAGCTAGCAGAGGCTAGAGAGGCATTTAAACAGCGACAGGGGCTTGCAGCTAGTGTTGAATCGCCTGAATTAAAAGCAGAAATAATGAAAGGCAACCCTGAGGTGATAAAAAACGTAAGATCTGAACTAGTTAAAAAAGAGTTCAAAGATCCAGAAACCATTACAGACTATGGTTTAATGGCTGAAAGCACCCCGGAAGATTACGACGCGGCGCAATTAGAAGCAATTAACGCGGGTGAGTATAACGTATCTAGGCAAATTGGAGAAATAGCAAGCAATAAATTTAAAAGACCTTCTCTGTCTGATGTTTTAGATATTCCTAAGGCAATAGACCCGCAATGGGAACAACACGTTGAAAGACGTTCTTTGGCTGCTGAAATTAATCAACTAAGAGCCACAGGTGGCGCAGGTTCGCAACGTTTAATTGAGCGTGTTTTGACTAGCGGTTTTCCAAACGATCTAAAGGCGGTACAAGAACTTGAAAGTTTTACGTCTAGCAAATCTCTTTGGAGAAGACTCACTGACGGTGTTACAAAAATTGCTACTGGACAAACAAGAGACATTACGCTAGACGAATATGAGGCTATTGCTCAAGGTCTTGAAGAGTTATCTAATCAAAGAATAATGAACACAATAGATGTAGTCTACAGAGACGGAAGCGCTGATGAAGCCGACAGGTTAGTTGATGTTTATTTTCCAGAAAAAGAAGCTAGTATTACATCAAATTAAAGAGGTTTTAAATGGCTAACAAAACGCAGTCGACAATTACGTTTGAAGACGGAGAAGAAATTGTTGTGCGCCATCCTGAGGGCTGGTCTAAACAGCGAGTAAGGTTGTTTGCGCTACAGAACAAACCGACTTCAGTTAAGCCTGCTGTTGGTGACAATACAGATCCAGTAACTGACGCTGATCTTTTACAGGCTGGTATACTTGATATAGTCCCTGATTTCTTTTTAAAGTACGCTTTAGATGTGGATCCGCTTGCTGACTACAATGAGTTTCAAGCAGCGCGTGAGCAATTTATTAGAGAGTCTGTAGGTATACCTGCGGACTACGAACTCAGCACAACTGAAAAAATAGTACGCGCCGCTGGCGATCCCAGCACTTACGTAGGTGTTGGTAAGACAGGCGCTAAAACTCTTTTAGGACAGGCTGTTGGTTCTATAGGTCAACTTGGAGAGGCGTTATTAACAACGGCAGGTGCTGTTTCAGCTGCTGAATCTGCGCAAGATCTTACAGGCGTTCCTGCAATAGACGAGATTTTATCGTCCAGCTTGGGGATATTAGGAGGTACTGCCACAGGTGTTGCGGCGAGCGGCGCAAGAGTTACAGCAGCTGCGCCTTTTAAATTAGCTGAAGAGGGTTATGTTGCAGCAAAACAAGCAGCAGGTAAAGAAAACTATGAAAGTATTGCAAGTAAAACAAATGCTTTGAGTGAGTATCTTGCTGAAAAGTCTGTTCAAAATCAAATAAACATAATTAAAAACACTACGTCTCCTGATGAAGCAGCTAGGTCAATAGACAAAATTGAGGAAATAAAAGAGTTTGTTCCTAATCTTGAAATGGACGGCTTGGCAGGCGCTCTTATAGATAACCCCGCTGTTCAAAATTGGATGCGAAAGACAGCGCAACATAGTCCTGAGTTTATTGTTGAAATGCAAAAACAAGCCACATCTAATCTTGAGGTTCTGACTGATAAGCTAGGAGAGTTCACTAATGTTCTTGGACGAGTAGATGAAACAGAGCTTTACAATGTTTCTGAGACCGTGTTCAATAAAATGCTTGACAAACTTGAAACTCAAGAAAGCGCTAGGATTGAAAAGTTTGAAGAGGACATGTCAAAGTTAACTCTTCGCCTTGACGCAGAGTCTCCTGATGTTGTAGGACAACGCGCTAAAGAGTTAGCCAACAAAGTTGAAACAGAGTTACGCGCACAAGCAGATAAACTTTATGATGCAGCTACCGCAGGCGCAGCCAAGATTGACTTGCCTATTCGGTACGTAACGTCGCTGGCTAAAGTAGCACAAACAGCGCGTACTGTCGATCCGTTTGGTGTTGAGAGCAGAACTGCAAAGCAGCTTCGCGATACGTGGATGCCTAAGCAAACAACAGAAACTTTAGACGGTGTTGAGGTTGACATCGCTACAGTACCG